AGTTCTAAATCAAAATCAGGAACATTTGACAAATCTGGTTTTTTTGAAACCACATCAAGACGTGCTAATCCATAATTTACTTTAGTGTTATTGCTCTTTTGACTAATAACCAATTGAGACACAACATCACCAACTTCATTAGCTTCAACAACCAACTCTCCATCCAAGACATTAAGTAACTTGATTAAGTCTTGTATCTCATAGAGACCCATTTCATAATCACCGAAACCATTCTTAGATAGAACAATATCACCAACACAACTTTTTGCTGAATTGATGAATGAACAACTAAGAGTATCTTTTGTTGAAACTATAGGGGCAGATTGTGTCTGACCGCCCAAGTAAAACCTGTTGACAAATCCCATCAACGTTTGTTTATCCATTATGTAACTCCTTCTTTATATACATATATATAAGTATCATTTTATTTTCTCAAAATTAAAAGAATTTATTAAAACCAAAATCATCATTTGGTTCTTCCCACTTTAATGCTTCGTATAACATCTTAATTTTCTTAGCTAATGCTTGTTTATAGATTTTATCCGTATCAATATATTGTTTTATATAATCCAATACTTCTTTTGGGTCTTCATGACCTTTATAACACAAAGTATCAAATTTCAACGGATTGTCTTTTAAATAAGTCCACTTAATTTTTTCTCCATTACCAACTGCAGGATATTTTTTATTTAATTTATTGATAACTAAAAAGTTATTATAGTTTATTGCTGACTTAACATGAACAGGAGCTCCTTTTTTTGGAGTTATAAAACCATCAGTAATTTGAACAAACTTTTTCACATTTTTAACTGAAGTTGGCATTGCTATCGTGTCATATTTTTTTAACTTCATAGATTTCTTAAAGTTAAGAATAAACTCATTAATCTTTAACATTGGAACACCAGCTAATATATCTTCCAATACCTTAGTTAGACATTCTTTGAATGCTCCAGGAAAACTTGAACGAACTATATCTAAACCTTTTACATGAAGTTTATTTACCTTAACACCATTATCATTGATAATCTTCATACCATATCGTTTCTTAGTAACAAATAAACCACTTTTAGCAATCAATTCCTGCTTAATCTCAAACCTATGTTTATCTATATTACAAAACTTCTTAGCAAATAAGTCATATGAATTGTTAAGATACTTTTGAACCTCTGATGCAATCTCTAATATTTTACTTGTCATCAACGTTTCATCTTTGATGTCTACGTGTGGGTATTTCTTCTGAATGATAGGAATAGCAGAATAGAAAACTGAATCTGTATCGATGTATATACAATAATCCTTTTTATCTCCCACTATTGAATTGTAGAAATGATTAGACATCCTCTTAGTATATTTAATCAACTCAACACCTGTTGTGGTAGTTGCTTCTGCATTATCTAAATCATAGAAACGAAATATAGGTAATCCCAACACACCATACAATGAGTTTAGAACAACCTTCTGAATGTATTGTCGTCTATCAAAGTATGCATATTTCTCTTTATCACCTTGATCAGCAAACTTCTTAGCTAACTTTCTAAACTGAACTCTATCATTAAACCAATTTTCTAATAATGTTGGTATTAAACCTTTTCTATCTTGTGTGTATAATATACCATTTGAAGATACAGAAACGTTATGAGTTTCTAAAAAGTTCTTGAACTCACTTGTAGTTAGTTTAGCACTATCTTTACCATTCTTATCTTTAATACTGTATGTTCTGTCTACACCTTTAAGAAATGGTTCTACATCCCAACTATCTAGCTTACCCAACTTAGTTTCAGGAGATATATTTAAACTCATAATGATAGATGGATACATACTTGTAATATCTAAATCATATACCCATTCGTGTTTACCCTTTTGTGGATCCTGAACGTATGCACCTGCAAACTTATCTTTACCATCCATCAACTCTCTGTTTGCTCTTATTTTATTTGGTGCTACAATACCAATCTTTTTCAGATATACAAGAATAGCACCCTCAAGAAATCGTGACGAGTAATAAACATCTTCATAAGGTACGTGTCCCAAATGACATATAGCCCTAGCAATACCGATGAAATCTAATTTTGCATCAAGTTTTTCAAGAATAAGAACGTCATTTATATTATATTCTACAAATCTGTTTCTATCACCATCATATAACTCATTAAGTGTTCCCTCATAAGATACTTTATTTATACCAACTTCTAACTCACCAATATCATCTAATCGATATGAAGACCTCTCACCAAATGTAAGTTTTCTATATAACTCAAGATAATCAAGTGAAGCCACACCCGCAATCTTATATGTTCCTTTATATTTTTGCCATTCTACTATACCGATTGGTGATAGACAGTTTGCAGTTTGTTGTCCTAATAATCTTAGGGTGCGATTATAAAGATAGGGAACATCAAATCTATCACTATTCCAACCACTAATGATTGAAGGTGATATCTCAAGATATTTTGTAAAAAATGCAGTCAGTAGATCTCTCTCATCTTTGAACTTAATAACAGTTGTTTCACCAAACTGATTTGCATTAACCTTATTTTCTTTGTCAAGAACATAACAATAATATTTTCGTGTTAAAGCGTCATAAAATGCAATAGATGTGATTGTATTTTCAGCTTTACTTACATCAGGAAAACCTTGCGTAACCTCAACCTCAATATCAAAAAACATAACACGATGACCCTCAGATACCTCATCCGAATCTGTATAGTTATCAACCAAATATCTAATCTCTGGCGCAACATCAGATTCAAAAGGTGTATCAGTTTCATCTATTCTACTGATAGGTAGCTTACGTAACTTATCACCATATAATGATGTATGAGTTCCCTTACCGTCTTTTACGTAGGCGTATTGACTGAAAGGTACAACGGAGTATCCTTTTTTGTCATCCCAAATATGTATTCTTCGTCTTTTAAATTGATAAAAGATGTTTTGATATATAGCTATACCTCTTTAATTTGATGTGTGAATATACGAATAAAATAGTATATAAGTCAAGCTTTATTTTATTTCTTCGCCTGGTATTTCACAAGAATCGTTATTACAGAATTTATCTATTTCTGCTTCTTCGTTTTTGATTACACCGAAGGTAAGTTTACCAAGTTTTTTAATTTGACTATTGTATGTCTTCTCATCAATAGCTTCATACGGCATTTGTTTGTAAGCACCATAATCGTGTCTTGGTAATAGTGAAATACCTTTCAAATGATATTGAAAGTAGTTTAAAGCAGGTGCTATTTCATCAGCTTCTGTTTTAGGATCGAATGTTACTGTACAACTTACTTGATTGTCAGCCCAATGTCTTTGCATAAATGCTGCTAAACTGAACTGTTCCCATATAGATAACTCACTCGCAGTTCTTATACCCTCACCTACATCAACAGGAACTTCAACAACCATTGTCGTATCTTCTGAACCAAATGCAGGTTCTAACTTATAACCTGCTTTTTGTAATGGTTCTATTAATTCTGAATGCTTTGAAAGTCTTACTCTCCTAGTATAGAAACGGCTTTCGGGATAATGTAAGCCTGGAGTAGCACCAGCCAATAATGAGACTGTACCACTTGGTTTAACTGAAGTAGTTTTAATGGAACGTGGAATAGCAAACCAATCACTATACATCTTATCCCATTCTTGTATTGTGTCATAGCCATTCTCCAACCAATTTTTAAACTCATCTAAACCACGATTAGTAACAAACTGAGCAACACCACTTACACTACAACCTATTCTACGATTTCGTAACATAACTCTGTTAGTGTCTGACCAATGTGTTCTACCAAGTGTTACCGATTTGGCATACAGATAAGCATATTTTAATGTTCTTTGATAATCCTCTAACGAATCGTGGTTGTTTGGAAATGTCTCTACTAAACAACACAACTCATATGATTCAAGTGATTGTTCTAAACAAGGATTACCACCCATAACTCTATGGTCTTTGTTATCTCCACCATTTTTCATACGAGAATATGTTCTCATATTTTCTAACCAAGCAAAACCTGGTTCACCATTGTCTACGATTCTTTTTGCAGCTTCTGTATAGTCCATACCAAGTTCTGCAAAGATAGAGTTATTAGATGTCCAACCATACATTTCTCTGTGTGGATTTACTTTATAATTCTTTAAGTCTAAGTATTCTTCTGACTCGGGATCACCAAAAACTATTTCAGCTGTTCTACGAACATTACCTGCTACGACACATTTACCGATAAGATTCATTATATCTACGATCGTAGTTACTGTAATTGGTTCTCCACTATTTTTCTCTAATACACCTGTGACACTTTCGTGAACTTCTTTTAATGGTTCGGGGCCTGAACTCACTCCACCAAAACCTTTGATTGGTTCACCTGCAGCTCTTACTAAACTATAATCAAATTTTATAGAACCTGCACCATGAAAATAACTTTCTAATAATAGTCTAAGTGATTCTACCCAACCCTCTCTTGTGTCAGGAATTTCAAATATTTCTTCATTTCTATCACGATTTACACCTTTGACTACTATTTCACCTGCACCCTTACAATCAAATCCAACACCGACACCTAACATAGAGGCATCCATGAGGAAACAGAATGGTTTTGAGTAATCTTCTTTAATTGTTTTAGTGGATACGAATGCACAGTTATTTAATGCTGCATATAATCCTTTTTCTTCTGTGATTGCTGTTCCCATAGCCCATAAACCACGGCCAGGAGGTAAGAATTTCATATTAAAAATTCTATCATACATTTCTTGTGCTGATTTTTGAGCTTGCCATGCATTCCAACCTAACTGATAATTATCAATATGGTTTTTTTGCATTGAGTATGTTCCTTCTACAACTCTTTGAACCGTTTCCCACCATCTCTCATTTTTACCATCTTCTTTGAGACGTGAGTAGGTTCTCATATAAACTAATTCACCTAAACCATTAAAACCAAATGGTGCTTTCTTTCTCTTATACTTACTAACAAAATTTTCCGATAACTTAAACTTTTCCATTTATTTTCTGGCTCCTCTATACTCTGTAAACTTTACACAATGATAACTATAATATATATCAGGTTAAAAACTAACTATCTAATTTTTTTATAATTTTTAAATAATTTTTTCTTTTTAGTTTTATTCGAAGCCTTCTACATCATTATTCTTCATATCTTTATACTTACTTGCTAATAATTGTCTCTTAAATTCTTCACTATTATCCATTTTACCTTGTTGTTCTCTACCTGATTGGGTTGTTGATTCATATATTTCTATCTTACCAAGATTGGTATTCATATTCATTGGATAAGTTATACCATCAATACCAAATCTATTCTTAATAATATGACATCTTGCAGTATGACTTAACTTATCTTCTGCTTTTCTACTGATACTCAATACGAAATCAGCTATCATAATCTTACTATATGCTTCTGCAATCTTTGTTGCTTCTATCACATCTTCTTCAAGTGCTGAACGATTTGCTTGTGATGCAGTCCATATTGGAACTTTGAACTCACCAGCCATTCCTCTTAAATCTTCATATACAGCACCTAACTGATGTCTTACTTCTCTCATACCACTACTATCTTTCAAGATGTCAGCATAATCAACTATAACTAAATCAGGTTTTATTGCTTTCAATTCTAATTGTTTTAGATGTGCTGCGAGTGTATTTACTGATGCTGCCCGTGTTGGGTAGTATTTAATAATCATCCTACCTTCAATAGAATCAATTATTTTTTTAACTTCTTCTTTTTGAAACTTGATGTTTTGTGTGGATATACCACTAAAAATTGTATCATACCTTAAACCAACATATGTTTCATTTAACTCTAATGTATAATGAACTACAGTAAACCCTCTTTTTAAAGCACCTGCAGCTATACTCTGAAGTAGCCAAGTCTTACCAACACCTGCTGGCGCAACTACAACACCCAACTCACCCTCACCAAGACCACCATCCATAATATCATTTGTTATATCCCACGGCGTTTTTATTGTAATTCTTGTAGATTTAGTTAATCTTTCTTCTATACCTACATTATAATCATGTCCAATATCAACAGCAGTTCCAGCTTTCATAGCATTATCTATAACTGTTTTTATACCATCATAGTTTTGATTTTCTAACAGACTTACAGATTCCATAATAGCAGATTTTAAAACTTGATTTCTACAGAAATCTAATGTTTTTTCTTGAACAAACTGTAAATCAGTTGCTTCTCTATGTCTCCAAGCATCTTTAAGTGCTTCTACAACTGCTATCTTTAATACATCATTCTCAACATCATCTATTGCTATCTTTATAGCTTCTAATGTAGGTGTGGTTTTATACTTTATAAAATAACTATGAATTTCCTCAACTAACCATTTATTTGAATCAGATTCAAAATACGCTGGCTCAAGAACTTCCATAACAGTTTGTAAGAATATTGTATCTGTCAAACAAGATGCTATGACTTTGGATTGAAACGAAGTTCCAAATTCTACTAAAGAACTTTTACTCTCCATATATCTCTTTCGTAAGTTTTGTTTTTGATAAGTTTAACTTTTTCTGTCTATACTTATCTTTCATCTTTTTCAAAATGGTATCTTTATTTTTATAGTAGTATTCCATTTGCCATTTTTTTTGAGCTTCTTGTTTTTGTTTATCCGTAAAGTATTTCTTTTTTCTACCCATTGGTTTGCTCTGCGTACTTATCCATAGTGGTAAAGGTTTGTGCCAACCAACTATTAACATTTGGTAGATTTTGAAATAATCTATCTTCCATAAACATAGATTCGAATTTAAATTTTACTAAGCGTCTGATAGGACCTCTGATAACATCGATTAATTTTGTCTTAGTTGAAGCACTTATATTTACATCTTCTAACTGCATCAACTTATAGTTACGTTCAAGTAACTCCTTATTCTGTAATATTTTCACAAAGAAGTTTCCATCATCATCTTTGTGTTTGTGTGCGTATTTATATATCTCTTGTAAACTATAACTATTATTCTCTTTACTCAAAGTTGGTATATTTTTTACCAATGTCTTGGTAGCTATACCTTTTACGCCATTTATATTATCAGATTTGTCTCCCTCAAATATCTTAGCCATAATAAAGTTCTCTGCAGTTATACAATACTCTTCTAAAACTGCTTCTTTATCATATAGTTTCTTTTTTGTAGGAGACCAAACCTTAATATCATCAGATACTAACTGTAAGAAATCCTTGTCGGTTGACATAATGATTTTTTCACCATCTGGTATTACACTCTTTGCGATATAAGCTATAGCATCATCTGCTTCAATACCATCTACGGATATATTGGTTAGTGGTAATAGTTCAAGATACTCTGCAACTCTTCTAAGTTGCAAATACATATTCCGTCTCTCATCTTCTACGTTTTCTAAACCTGCTACCCTATTAACTCTGTAAGATGTTCTACGTTTGTTTTTATAGTCTGAATATAATTTACGGCGGCGGTTGCTCCCACCCTTACCA